GCTATTTACTTGACAAACACAGCAGACAGCGATGATATTACTGCTGTAGATTGCTCAATTTATATCAGAAAAGATCACGATTAATTATGACAACACAGGAAATTGACAACTTGGTAACCTACATTAATGAAAATTTGGAGGTTGAACAGATACCGTATTTTATCGGACAGATGAAAACAGTAATTGAAAATCATCCTCAAGGGGCTGAAATTGCTGATATGTTTGAACACGCCGGGATAACTATTACCGGAATACCTTGTAAACGGCACCCGGAGGCATGATTTATTTATTCCTGACATATATAATATTTCAGGTCGTTTATGATAACTGGATACCTGACAACCATTTTGGAAGCATGATTTATTTCAGCTTTCAATATATATGGATTGGAGGCGTTGCGCTTATCGAAGCAATGCGAAGCCGTTATTATATATTCTATCTCATTTTTGCCCTCATCATGATAATCTTTGGACTATGCGAAATCATAAACGAACCGACAGCGACCCCCGGCGTTACGTGGTTCAACTTAGTAGTAATCATTTTTCTAATTTCATCCTTAATAAAATGGACTGGATTAAAAAAAATTGGGCGCAAACTATATTAGTCGCCTTTATAACGGTCGTTTTTTCAACCGTTGGCAGTGTCATTGTTTACTCTTCTACAAAAAAGGTGGATAAAATCAATAACTCCGCTTCGACTGAATACGTGGACAAAAAGGCTGGAGAACTGAAAACTTATGTTGACGTTCAAGACAATGAAATTAAGGTCGATGTCCAGAGATTGGAAGACACAAAGGCAGACAAGGATGCTGTTAAGACGGTACAAGATCAGGTTAATGTAATATATCAATGGGTATTAAAACAAGATAAATGACAAGAGTAATTCAAAAAGAAGTTTCAGGGGTTAAATACTACCTGAAAGAAAATGGCGACTGGACACCGGATAAGCTATTAGCAAAAGAATACAAAGGTATGTTCTGGATCGAACTGCTTAAAATCCTTTTCGAGATCGCCAAAGCATTCGGATTAACAAATTTAAAATATGTAAAAAAATGAAAAGTACATTTCTAAAACTGAACATTAAAGACCTGATCAAAGGTTTTATCACTGCTATTTTTATGGCATTGATTACGGCAGCTTACCAGGCACTTGAAGCCGGTACGATCTCGTTTATCTGGGAGTTTTGGCAGCCGATCGTTTACTCATCCCTGGGGGCCGGACTGGCTTACATCATTAAGAATTGGTTAACGAATAGCAAAGACGACATATTAAAGCCTGAATCCAAATTGTAACAGCGGCGGGCTGATTCCCGTTTTATTATAAATCTTAAAAAATGGCAAAGAAACAGAATTTTATAAAAGTTGCTATCCTTGCACTGTTAAAAGCCTTCGATGCAAAACTCGAAGAAATGAAGACAGATGCCGGGGCGGTGCTTTTTGCTGAAGTCTTCGAAGCCGGTGAACCTGTTTTTATTTTGGAAGGTGATGCACAGATACCCCTGCCAGTTGGCGATTATACGCTCGAAGACGGGCGAAAATTATCGGTAACAGAAGAGGGCATTATTGCGGCTATCGCAGAAGCTGAATCACCTGCCAAACCTGAAAACCCGGAAATGAAAACAGAAGATGCACCGGAAAAGAAACTCTATTCCGTTGAGGATATTAAAGCCCTCATTGATGCCGGTTTGTCAAAGGAAAAAACCGAAAACGAAGCAAAAGTAAAAGCCCTTGAAACCAAATTGCAGGAACTTGAGGCTAAACTCGAAACCGAACCGGAGGGCATTAAGCCGAACCCGGAAGGACGTAAAACTGAATCCGTGAAACTTGGCACAAAACAGCAAAGCCCGGTTGAAAGAGTATTCGAATTAATGAATAATTAACACATAAAAAATGAAACCACTTTTAAAAGTTGATCTAACAACTACGGTAAGCATTACGAGTACTTATGCCGGTGAATTTGCCGGGAAGTATATTGCGGCTGCTTTACTGTCGGGCGATACCCTGGGAAAAAATCTTATCACGGTAAAGCCGAACATCAAATACAAGGAGGTCGTTAAGAAACTGGTTGCTTCAGGTACGATTATCGCTGATGCAACTTGTGACTTTTCAGCAACCGGGACACTAACGCTGACTGAAAGACTGTTAACGCCGGAAGAGTTGCAGGTCAATCTTCAGTTATGTAAAAAAGACTTCCGTTCAGACTGGGAGGCCGCACAAATGGGGTACTCAGTTTATGACAAACTGCCTCCGACCTTTACGGAGTTCATGCTTGCTCACCTGTTAGCGCAGGTAGGTGCAAATATGGAAACGACAATATGGCACGGTGCAACCGGAACCGCCGGACAGTTTGACGGGTTTGTAACTCTTATGACTGCTGACTCTACTGTGTTGGATGTTACTTCGACTTCTGCGATTGATGCCTCAAACGTCATTGCAGAACTGGAAAACCTGATGTCATTTGTGCCGAACACGATCAAGGGGCAGCCTGATTTTAAAATCTACATTGCTCAGAATGTTGCATGGGCTTATGCTGTTGCACTTGGAAAGCTGGGTTATATGCAGCAGTTCACCGCCGGTGAGAAACCGCTCGACTACCTGGGCAAAAGCCTTGTAGTTGTACCGGGGTTAACTGATTCTTATATGGTAGCCGCCCAGGCTTCAAACCTTTGGTTCGGAACCGGCCTTCTGTCCGATGAAAACGAAGTAAAAGTATTGGACATGGCAGACCTTGACGGATCGCAGAACGTGCGCTTTGTTATGAGGTTTACCGCCGGTGTTCAGTATGGTATCGGATCCGAGATTGTTCTTTACACCCCGCCCGCTTAGTATTAACATTCAAAAATAAAACAATGAAAACATTGAAATTCTTATTTGTTCTTTTTGGCTTTTTAGCCCTTTCATTTCAGGCCATGCCGCAGGCTACGCCTGTATATGAGGTTAACACCTCCACAATGAAAGTATATCGCTGCCTTGACACCGTTTCAAATTCAACCGGAGTTACCTTCACCTACCCGGCTATTGTTCCGGCAGGATGGGGGTATGTTATACAGGTTGTAGCGGATAGCCTTTCAGGTGGAACCGCAGGGACTATTACTGTGCTTACCTCCGCCGGGACTACTTCTGCTAAAGTATATAAAGCGATTACATCCGGTACGGCAACTATTGACGGCGTACAGACTATTGCACTCTTTGAACCTCCGGCTGATAAACCTTCATGGCCTGGGACTGCGATGCGTGTAACTGCCTCCGGTGGTGGGACGCAAAGCACGAAAGTAACCTGCTGGTTTACGTTGAAGAAACTTCCACTTTATTAATCCTACGGAGCCATGAGTTGCGCACTTACAAAAGGAAGACAGGAACCATGTAAGGATTCTGTTGGCGGCATTAAGGCCGTGTACTTCATTAACTTTGGAGTGCAGCCCACATTTGACGCAGGCACGGAGGAAGTAACAGACCTTCAGGCTGATTCTTTGGGTACTGCTATCACTGCTTATAAATATGATTTAAAAGCGGCTGGCAATACTTTTGAGGAGGCAGTACAATCTAACAGGGATAACGGTACTACCTTCTGGCAGCAGACGTTAAACCTGGTACTAAAGAAAATGACAGCGGCAGATCGCAAAGAGTTGAAACTTTTAGCTTACGGTCGGCCTCATATTGTCATTCATACGAACATGGGCGATGCCCTGATTCTTGGACTGTATAATGGCATGGAAGTAACCGGCGGAACGGCTGTAACAGGCGGCGCAATGGGCGATATGTACGGATATACGTTAGCCCTTACAGGCATGGAGAAACTACCGGCGCACTTTATAGGAGATGCAACGGCTGATGATCCTTTTGCCGGACTTACAACCACTCCAACTATTGTCGAAGGTGAGGATGATGAACCGGGTTAATCCCTTTTCTTTTCCTGCTATATATTTAGAAGCCCTGGCCTTATGGCCGGGGTTTTCTATTTTGGAACAAATCTTAATTTTTCCGTTATATTGATATGAATATAATCACACCTGGAATAAGTTTTGATTTAACTGTTATTATTCGAAAGATAATGGTAACAGAAACAAGTAAGTTTTTATTCGAGTTTACCGAACCCGGAGGAAAAATTTATATCGGTGCTATAAGTAGGGGTTTAATTACCTACACGGATGAAGATTTACCCGCTACTTTTCCGGTATTAATGATAAATAAATCATGGGCTGAAAAAGAACGTGCTCAGGTTAATGTTTATCATTTACCTAACGGGTTAAATGCAGCAATTACGGAGGCTTACACGGCTTTAGAAACAAGCCCGACCGGTGACGGATCAATGACATTAGCGAAGGTATTAAATGATATTTCACCACGTCCTACATTCGAATTAATTTACAAAGGGTTAATATTTTGCACCGCCGAAACGGTTTACTATCCTTACAATCCTATTGAGGGCGATTTTGAAACAATAGAAAAAGCGGCAACCATTTATAAAACGAGGTAATGGAGAATAAAAAATACATGGTTTTAAATATGGAGGCTTATATGCCGCCCGATCCTACGGAAACAGTAGTTAATAATTTAGAGTGGGTAAAGTATGGTGCAGATAATGCCTATTTAGATTACCTTTTAGCCAGGTTCTACGGGTCGCCGACAAATAACGCCATTATTACAGGCGTGGCTGATATGATCGTGGGTGGTGGGTTAATGTCCCCGGTACAAGTGAAGCGGCCTGATTCATATGCAAAGGCAAAAGTAATGTTTAAGGATGAAGATGTGCGCCGGTGGGCTTTTGATTTAAAGTTTGCAGGGTATTATCTGATTCAAGTCATTCAAACTAAATCCGGTTTTACCTGTAAACATACCCCGGTTGAAAATTGGCGGTCAGGCATAGCGGATGAAAATGGAGATATTAAATTTTGGTTTTATTCCGACAACTGGGCGAAGTGGAAAGATTCGAAGTACAAGCCAGAACCTTATCCGGTTTATGAAAAAGGCACGAAGAAGCAAATAACGATCAAGGTAGTTAAACCTTTCCGGGCTGGTACTTTCTATTATCCATCGCCTGACTACGTTGGTGCGCTTGCGTATGCTCATTTGGAGCAGGAAATAGCAACGTTTCACCTTAACAACGTCTTAAATGGATTCGTGGCCGGTCACATTATTAACATGAATAACGGTGATCCAGGGGACGGGGAAAGGGACAAGATCGTAAACGACATTAAGAGTAAATTAACCGGGGCGCACAATGCCGGAAAAATCATTGTAGCTTTCAACGATAACAAAGAGACTGCCGCCACGATTGAATCAATACAAGTTTCTGACCTGGATAAGCAATTTCAGTTCTTAAGTACGGAGGCACAAGGTAAGATCATGGTAGGGCATAGGATTGTTTCGCCTCTTTTGTTCGGGATTAGAGATAGTTCAGGACTTGGAAACAATGCACAGGAACTAACGGAGGCTTACAAACTATTTAATGCCGTTGTTTTGGAGCCTTATCGAAGGATTTTAACTGAAAGTTTCGAGGAATTATTAAGCGATTCCGGTTATACATTGCCGTTGAGGTTTGAAGATAATAAGTTTTTTGTAGCCGCACAAAAACAAGAGTTAAGCCACGAACACCCGGACATGAGCGAAGATGATGAGCGGGTATGGCTGGAACACTTGGACAAAGTAGGTGAAAGGATAGACCCGGATGAATGGGACATGGTACTGGAGGAAGCAGTAGATACGCACGGCATGACTTTAGAAGCGGATGCGCTGGACGGCAACCCCGCTGAGAAGTCAAAAGAAGACACTAAGACGGGCTTATATAAAGTAAGGTATGCTTATTCGCCTCCACGAACACAAAGCGATTCAAGGCAGTTTTGCAAGGCTATGGTTACACGGGCGCAAGCTGGGACGGTTTACAGAAAAGAAGACATTTTAAAAATGCAGGCTGCCGGGGTTAACGCTGAATTCTCCGCAAAAGGAGAATCAAATTACTCTATCTGGTTGTATAAAGGCGGCGTAAATTGTCACCATTACTGGAACCGCCGGGTTTATTTCAGGAAAAGAGGACCGGGTGGTCAATTCCTGCCAGCTTCAGATACCGATAGCATGGAGAACGATCAGCAAATTTCAGTTGCACGTGCTAAGTCAGCAGGCGCAAACATTAAACCCAACGAGCCGGAAGTACCGATTGCGCCTATTAATATGCCTAATCAGGGGAGGAAAAGCTAATGGCAGAGATACTATTAATAAACCGAAACGACATTATGAGGTTAACCGGCATTAAGGGAACGGTTGACACGGAGAAGATTTTACCTCATATAAAAACGAGCCAGGACGTACATTTGCAATCTATAATCGGAACCCGGTTACTTGAGAAATGCAAAGGATTAATCGAAGCGGGGACGTTGGATGAAAGTGTAAATGTGAATTATAAAACTCTGATTGAAACTTATATCGCTCCTTGCTTGGTTCATTACTGCATGGTGGATTATCTACCTTTTGCTACCTTCGAAATTACCAATGCGGGTATTTACCAGCACACGCCGGAAAACACGACTTCTATACAA